TTTGCCATTCAATATTGGTGGGAACAGAGCGTATGCTATTCCTGATTTGCCGTTCCGTGATCTTGCTAAATGGTCTAAAGCTATTGAAGGTAAAGAACCGTGGCGACCTTTAGCGGAAAGCGTTTTTCCGATGTACAAGCTCCCGATAGAGCTTGCGTTTGGCAAAAAATATTTTGGCAATATCCCGTTCACTGGTCGATATCAACAAGCCCCTAACTCTTATGGAAAGATTCCTGGGCTTATGCCAGCCCTTGGTGCGCTTGGTTTTGCGAAGAAGAATCGTAAAGGGGAATGGAAAACAACTGACCAAACTCTTTATGTGTTAGATCAGTTCATGCCGTTGTTGGGTAGGGTGCGAAGGGTTCTTCCTAATGAAGCTCCTAAACAAGAACGAATGCTAACTACTTGGCTTTCAGTGTTTCTAGGTACGAACATCCGTCCTAACACTCCTTCAACTAAACGTAGTGAGCTAATTCGTATGCAGAAAGAACTCGCTGAAGAGCTTCGCGATAAGAAAGATATAGAATTCCGCAAGGTCTAGGATTTAGATATGTCTGAAAGAACAATTATTTCTCGGGACGGGTGGGAAGCCCGTCCCCCTAAACGGCCTTTCACTAAGTTGAAGCCGTCAAGAGTGCAGGGTGTTGTTCTTCATCACAGTGGTGTGAAGAACGGACCAAAGGGTTTAGCTGCTTTGAAAGCTTATGAGCGTTTCCATATGGATTCTCGTGGGTGGAACGCTATTGCTTACAACTGGTTGGTAGACGAAGACGGAGTTATTTATGCAGGGCGTGGGGCTGGTGTCGTTTCTGGTGCTACTAAGGGTTGGAATTCTCGTACTGAGTCGATTTGTTTTACGGGTTGGGGAGAGGTAGAAGCTCCTCAGGCTGCTTTGGATTCTATTAAGTGGCTGGTTAGCGACATCAATAACCGTTACGGAGGGAAACTGTGGGTCAAAGGACACAGAGATCTAGGAAATTCCACTTGCCCTGGGAATTGGTTGTACAACTGGCTGAAGTCAGGGATGCCGTCACAAGTTGGCGATCCGAACAGCGTAGATTGGGACGGAATCAAAGCCCATCTGGAGACTCTTAAAGCGGTTGTATCCCATAGTCCTCTATCTAGGAGGCGGAAGAGCCGTGGAGAGGCTGTGAGAGCCGTTCAGGAGCGTCTGAAGGACCTTGGGTATGAGCCTGGGGGTATAGATGGCATCTATGGATACAACACGAAGCGTGCTGTGAAGATGTTCCAGGTTAAATACTGTTCATTCCTTAAGGTTGATGGCATAGTGGGTGCCAGAACTTGGGATGTGTTATTCGCTTAATGGGCCAGTCCCAACACTCTATAGGAGGTCTTATAGATGTCTAAAGAAAGTAAACAGTGGAAAGATTCTTCCTCTGTAGATAATGCTGAAGCAATGGGTAAGTCTGCTAAGAAAGCGGCAGCATTTTTGCGTTCCTCATCTCTGGGTAACCAGAACCATGGCGGTCGGCCTTTCGGGAAGTAACCCGATAATGCCACTTAAGTCTGGTAGTTCTAATGAAGTTGTTTCCCACAACATAGGGAAACTTATTGCTGAGGGATACAAGAAAGAACAAGCTGCAGCTATAGCTTTCGATAAAGCTAAACGCAGCAGGAAAGGTAAGAAGTGACCGAAGAAACTGCTAAAACAAAGTTCTCATGGGCTGACTGGATTGAGCGATCTGTCTGGACGGGTGTGGAAGCAGCGTTAGCTGTTGTTGTCGTTACGGATGTGTCTAGTCTTAAGGCTGCAGCTACTGCGTTCGCTGCCGCTGCAATCGCAGCATTGAAGACGCTTGCGAAGGCTCGCCTCGGGAGGTAGCTCCTGTGGATGAAGAAGAACAGTTCGATGACATTTGGGCAGACTGGATGGCCGAAGAGGGCCTAGCCATTGAAGATGAGATCCAAGAAACTTTGGTTTCTAGCCGTGGTTTGTTGGATATTGACGATGGAACACATGCTCAATGGATAGATGGAACTCTTGGTGTTCTTCTTACATTCGATTTATCTGAGGTTCATTCCATTCTTAATGCGTGGGATGAAGCTGAGGATGGGAACATGATGGCCCTTGCAACCTTGATGCATTGGTTGCAGGGCTTCAGTTGTTTCCTTGAAGCATGCATGTCGAATATTGAAGAAGAGAACTAGGTCTTTCGATTCAAGTACTGTTGTACTGCTGGTTCTCTCAGCAAACTAGTTCGCAGTTTTTCTGCTAGTTCATCTCTGCGTCTGGCCATAGTTGTTTTGGGGATGTCTAATATTATGGCCACAAAACGCAAAGAAAGACCCACGTCAACGAGCATGTGGTAAAGCCACTGCTCGTCTTCTGTGAGTCCTATGAATGTTTCATGTACTGCGAGAATAAGATCTTCTCGGTTTTCTTCTCGTTCTTCTATAGACCGAAGCGGGTCCTCGAAAGGACCCGCCTCCATAATGCTTTGCATTTCTGTTTCAGGCGTTGGCCTGTAAAGAACTTCTTTCCTAGCTGATCTGTTTGTTTCTCCCCAGTGACCACTTTTAGGTTTGCTGGTTACGTTTGTCCAAGGTCGTTGTGGTTGCAGTGAAGGAAAGTTTGCTTTCCTAAGAGCGTTAAAGAGTTTTGCTCCCTCGCTCTCCTCATCCACCGTTCCAATGCAGGTATTCTGAGTGTATTGAGAAGAACAATTTGTTGTTATCGAAGTTTCCTACAGGAATGTCTTCGGTGTTAATGATTGTCATAAGTTCTCTGTAACTCAAATCTGCATAGTTTTGGCGTGACCGTGACCAAATCCAAAACCACACATCCAGTTCGGACGTGTCCCACCACTGTAGCGCACGAATTTTATTAAACTTTACTTTAAGCATTTCGTCGCCACCCATACCCATTACTTCTACTAGGCGAGGGAACCCGCCGTTAGATAACTGTATGTAGTCGGGAGTAGCTGCAAACGTTTGAGGTATTTGATGTAACTCGAAACCGTCAGGTCGATTAAAGCCGAACCGTTCCCAGTTTCGTTCTCGTTTCTCGAACTCGCCTTCAGCTTCGTCACCCATAGACTTATATCGTTCTGCATATGGACGTTTGTGGAACTCGGGAGCTTTCATTTTTTTCTCCCTACTATTCGGTAAACCATGATGTCGTCGTCATAGGCGACGCCATTCAATGCGTCCTCAACTGCTTTCAAATAGTTAGTTGTATCGCCACGAAGTTTCGTGTCGCTCTCATCTAGTTCAGAGATAGTTACCTGTGTCCGTTTCGATGTGAACACACAGCTAATAGATATAGGTCCCTCAAATTTGGGGCCATCATAATGATTGCGAATGTGTTCTTCGTGTTCCAGTGTGGACTTAGGAGTATACGTTCTGCCTCGTGCGAATCGAGGGCGACCTTTAACCTTTGGTTTCCCAGGAACAGTGAACTTATATGAGCGTTTAGTCATGGTACCTCGTTGTTTGGGCAGCCTTAGAAACAATATTTTGTAACTGTTTCTCTCTATCTGCTCTATCTGTGAACTTTCCAACCCTCTCGTCTAGCCGTCGCAGCCAGTCGATAGCTGCATCTTCTGAATAGTCTTGCCAAAGAAGACTGCTAGCAAAAGCGTACATCGCTTCTGATCGATCCGAGAACTCTGTTTGTTCCCAGATCGATCTTGCATTCCCCTTAAAGTTGGCATCTTCTCTGTTGCCTGGTTTGTATTGAGGGGCTTTAGGTTCCGTTGCCTCGAAGAATCGAAGCAACGAGCGAAGCAACCCTGGCGAAGTTCGTGATGCCCATGCAGCGTCAACAAATTCTTCAAGGGAGAAGAAAGAATCTGTTTTCGATGGATCATAAACTTCATGGCGGCCAGGGTTACGGTGCTCAGGGTAAGGCAAACGCAAACAGTTGCCTAGAGCACCTTCGTTCAATGATGTTTGTTTCGGATACACCTCTTTGGTGGGGACATCCACGACACGACATGCACCTGTCAGAGCTTTACGTGCCACGTTCGCTGCTACTGGTTCAGTTAAATAAACCCAAACGTGGTAGCCCTTACTCTTAGAAGTTTCCTTCCAGCTTTGTATCCCTGTCTTCTCCAGAAGAGCGATCAGGTTATCTGCATGGACGCTGGAGTTTTCTCCATCGTCAAGGTCTACTGCACACCAGTTGACCATCCATACACCATTACGTTTCCATAACGGATATACCCCAAGTGCAAGTTTGCTATTGAGATGTTCGTCTATGTACTGAAGGTATTCTTCTCCGTAGCCAAGAGCTACGTTTCCGTCTTCTTCTAACGGATGCACCCATTCTGTTACGTCGGCTAACGCTCCTCCTTCGTGAAGAGAAGCGAACCTTTCAAGAGTTACTCCACCCATCTGTCATCCCCAGGAATATCGTTCTCATAATATTCTCGCACAAGACCACAGTTCGGGTCCATGTAATAGTCAATGGGTGGATCTGTGACCTGACAAGGTGGCCTCTTGTTTTTGCAGAGGTCAAGTGAGACAGAGACTGAATGTATTCTTCTTTCTGCGTCAGAAAGCTTTGGGTCATCTCTCCGTCGGAAAACATTGAGTTGCAGGATTGCGTATTCATCAGCATTGAATTTGCCGTCGTCCATTCCTCTTGATGTGCCCCGAGTTGAGCCTTTGCCTGACTGGTGGATTAACCCAACGGGCAGGTTCTCTGTCTCTGCCCATTCCTTTAATCCTTTTAACACTGTTGATACCCCCTCGTATCCCGATGCTCCTGGGAGTTGTTCGAGGAAGTCAACCATTACGAACCGTGGCTTATGTTGCCAGTAATCTTCGCATTCTCTCATTGCGTTGCTCATGTCGTTAAACGACAGAGCATTAGGGAAGATTTTGATTCGATCAAGGAAGCCGTACTTGGCTTCTTGGATTTCGTTTATGACTGTTTG